ATTCAAAGGCTTTAATATTGTGTTAATTAGATTTCCAACTATTCTAATAACATTGCCAACTATCTGAATAATGATTTTTAATATTCTTGTAATAGGTTCTAATATTGCTCTAATCAGATTTAAAAGTTGTCCTATAATTGTAGACACCAAGTCTATAATTATTTCTATAATCGGCATTAACGCTTCAACAATTTCCATGATTGCTTCTATTAAAATAATTAGGACTGGTAATATCTCTTCAATTAAACCCATAACAAGTTCAATCACTTCCGAAAGTATGTCGACAAGTATATTGATAATTGATTCTATCGTTGGCATTAATCCTTCAATAATTTCGACTACTACATCAATTACCTTGTTAACAACTTCAATTATCAAGTCGATTACTGGTTTTAATTTATCGAGTAAACTTGTTATTAACTTTGCTATTGGTTCAAGTAATCTTTTTACTAATTCAATTATTTGTTTTAGTAATTCTCTGAACTTTTCATTCTTTAATAATATTGCAGCCAGTGCTGCGATTAATCCGATTAGAGCCACCTTTCCCAAGGATATACCTTTTATAAAGGTGAGTATTTGACCGCCTGCAAAAGCACCTTTCAGTTTGGTTATTAATGGTATTGCTTTTGCAACAATTGATATCACAGGACCGATAGCTGCAACCACTCCAAGCATTATTACAATTACCCTTTTAAATGTTCCTGAAAGATTACTCCACCAATTGGTTAAGTTCCTAATAACTGGAATCACTTTTGCTTGAATTGTTTCTACCATCTTCTGCATCGTTGGAACTATTTCAACTCCAATTGCTACACTTAAACTCATAACACTTTGTTTTAAGTTATCTAATGAGTCGTGAAATCTTCCACTTATCTCTGCTTGTTCAGTAGTTACTACCCCTAGCTCTCTTGCTTGTTCTCGTAGGTTTTCTATCTCTTTAGAACTTGCACCTAATACTTGGTTTAACTCACTAGCAAGCTGTTCGCCAAAGAATTGATTTGCAAGTGTTGTTCTTAATGCTTGGTCTTCTACTTTTGATAAAGAACTCCTTATTAACTCGAATGCTTCATCTGTAGATATGTTTGTTAACTCGTGTAATTCTAAACCAAGTTCACTTAATACTGTTCCGTATTTTTCTCCGCCAGTTGCTACATCCCCAAGTATGGTATTTGTCTTAACTAACGCTTTGTGAAGTTGGGTACTATCAGAAGCTAACATTTTAGAAACATATTCCCATTCTTGGAATGCTTCTACTGTCATATTTACTTTTGAAGCTTCATCTGCAATAGCATCTGCTGTTTTTGTAGCTTTAACTGCAATAGCACCAAGTGCAGTGGATGCTGCGACAATTGGTGCTGTAACATATTTAGAAAATCCAGATCCTACTTTTCGTAATCTTTCAACATCAATTGAACTAATTCTTTTAATGTTTTCTTCTGTCTTTCTTAATTCATTATTTAATTTATTAATATCTGCAGTAGTATATTCAACTGACCTTCTAACTTTGTTGAATTGCTCTTCTGATATTGCACCAACGGCCAATGCTTTTTTTGATTCTTCTAATCTAGCATTTTGGACTTCAAGTCTTTTCTTGGTAGTCTCTAATATCTTATTTAACTTCGCTTGTTTCTCTCTCCATTTATCTAGGTTGGTACTATCATAACGAAGTGAATTATTAATAGCTCTTAAGTCTCTTTGTTCTTCCTTTAATTCGCTATTAATATCTTTTAATTTTTGGTCAAGATCAGATGTATCTAAACCTAATTTAATATTTAAACCTTTTATAGTTTCAGCCATATGACCTTTCCCTTTCTTCCTACAGTAAAAACAAATCTATATCTGTTTGATTTGCTCTTCTTGTTTTTCCATCACTATTTAATGTTTCTAATCTTAAATCAATTATTTCAAAGTAAGTATCTATACTGAATAACTCGCTATCTTTTAATGGAATTCCAAGTTCAGCTAGATTTAATATAATTGAAGCTGTAATGGGAGAAGCACTTATCTCTTCTCTATTGTGCTTCCCCCTTGGGCGTTTTTTGTTGTTTTGAATGCCTCTGCTATCATTTCGCTTAATTTTAATAACTCTTCTTGATTTGTTAATATTTCAAAGTCAAATTCATTCAAAAAATCATCATAACTTTGATTGGTAAAAGGTTTATGTAATATATAAAAAATCTTGAAGATTGTATCAATTACTTTTGCGAAATCATCATTCTTTGTCCCTGCTTTTTCTAATGCAGTTATATCATTAAATAATTCCGTTCCAAATGTATTCTTATATGAAATGATTGAATATAATGAAGATTTTAAGCGATATGTTTTACCACCAATTGTAATTTGTTGTTCCATTTATCTAACCTCCAATTACTGGTAATTCTGGTTTTGAAGTTAAAAACGAAGTGTAATTGTCATCACTCTTATGTGAAACTACATGAGTAATTAAATAAGCTCCAACTTGTACTGGTTCAGCAACAATCGAAAGTGAAATGCTATTTGCTTCTGCAGATTCGCCTTTTGTTTTGGTTGCTTCATTAATTGGTTGAACTGAACACTTATAAAACCATACTCTTCTTGCTTCAATATCTCCTTGGAATTCAAATCCTAAAGCAAACTTAACAGGTTTAGCATTATTGATTTCTACCAAGTTTCCATTTGCTAATTTGACATATCCTAAAATATTGGTTTTAAAATCTTCGCTTAATTCCGTTAACTTTAATGTGATGTTACGGCCAGCGTTTTGAGTTAATGTTGCAATGACAGCATCATCTGCATATATCCTTTCACTTCCACCAATTACTTCTGAAGATAATTCTTGAGCTCCGTATAATCTAATTGGTTCTCCGTAAACATCTACATCGTTATTTGTTGTGATTTTTGAATAATAAACATTCGTTAATCCGAATGAAACTTTGTTTCCCATTTTTAATAACCTCCTTTAGTTATAATTTGGATTTCATAAACTCTATTTAATGAAAAATCATCGTTTTGATAACTACTTAACATTTTGTGTGGTAGTTCTTTTTCATTTAATCTTTGCTCTAATCTATGTGCTAGAGCTTCACTTCTATTTTTAGTAACTAATGTTACATGATATGTAACTTTGTAAATTGCCACTTTATTATCTGCCGATATTGGTGTTTTGGAAACCACACTCCAAACTATAAATGGCATCTTGTTATTTAGGTTTTCGTTATCGTTAATATTTTCTAGATAAAAGACATTATCAGTTACTGGTTTTAATGCTTTATAAATTGGATCATTAGAAAGTGCCATTTTTAATTATCCTTTTTAAATCTTCAAGCATTTGTGGTGTGAACTTCTCATATGCTGGAATTAAGAAAGGTCTTCCCTTAACAAACTTTCCACTTGTATGTTTAAATCCTAGTTCAATTAGGTGGACTAATTTCCCTTTGGTTTTTGAAGAAATGTAGACAATGTCTCCAATCTTTGTTTTGACAAATGAGTCTGCCAAATGATTACTTCCACCAGTTGACCTTGGTGCGTTTGCTTTAATGTATTCAAGTATCTCATCAGCTGTCTGATCTATTCTTTTATCTATCGTTAAAGCAATCTCTTCACCGTATCTTTGAACCAAGGTATTTATCCCTGTTAACATATTATCCATGCACGAAGTCCTCTTCTTCAAGTGGTGTTATTGCTAAATATAATTCTACATATTGACCTAAATCATATGTTCTTTCTACTCGGTAATAACTACCATTAATTCTTACAAATTTCTCTCCGCCATATAAGAAAGATACAACCATCAATTTTCTTTCGATTTTTAATTTTGTTTGAATGCTTGTTTCAAACTCTTGAGTGGTTAAGCTTCTTTCAATTCCAATAACTTCTTTATCTGATAACACATGATATTTTTCTTTTCTTCTATCTACTTTAATTAAACTAATTCTGATATTAGGCATCTACTCACCCCTTGATATTGCTAATTGATTTAATATTGTATAAAAACTAGGTGGCAGTTCTCTAACTGTTCCATCACTTTTAAATCCAAAGAATGTCTTACAATAAATCAATATTAAAGTAAGTGCAATCTCTGAAGAATCAACAACTTCTCTTTTTACACCTGTTGAAGAGATTAATTCCTTACATGATTCAATTAGGATATTAATCTCTCCATCAGCATAAGTTTCATTATCAGGAATAAGCAGACTTCTCTTAACTTTAATTAAGATTGAATCCGTATCCATAATTATCTATTAGTCTCTTATGGTGTTACTGCTGCACCTTTTTTAACTCTAACGAATCCTTGATAACCAACAACATTTCCACCAACGAATACTGATGCTTTATAGCAAATAATTCCTTGTTTGAATTTATAATCATTTGATTTGGCAATCTCTACTGGTGAGAATACTGCAACTTCATAATTCTTTAATGCACCATAAGCCATTGCATATGTGCCTTCAGAAGTTGCTGGGTTTGAAATTGCACCTGTGTTTGAATTGATAATATATGGAATGCCATCAATTGTTCTATTTACATAATCAATCGTGTGAACCTTTCTTCCCTCTTCAGTTCTTAATCTTGCAAATGCTCTTAAGTCATTTTTGTTTAAAATTAATACTGCTCCACCTTCAACATCTTCGCTACCACCGTATGCAAAGATAATGTCATCAAGTGTGTTTTCATCAATTTCACTAACTACTAAATCTTCTGTGTCTTGTAATGCTAAAGCATTGTTTGAAAAAATACCTGTAAAGTTGTTTGCAGAGCCATTACCCTTAAGGATTTCAAGCGATAATTTCTTCTTTAAACTTGTTGTGATATTCTTAATTACTTCTGCTTGGTAATCGACATTTGGTAACTTTTCAAGTTCTTCAGTAATTTCTGTATATGCAGTTAATTTACTCTTTGTGATTGTCACATATCCGAACTCTGGTTCTGTCTCTGCGTAGTCTTCGCCTTCTAAAGTATTACCAGCTACTCCAGCTTCTTTAACGAATGTTTTCTTATATGTTTCTCCACCATTTAAATTAACTAGATTTCTTCTTGTGAAACTTTTACTGCTCTTTTTTCTCTTAAGTCCTTACCACGACTTTCTAACATTTCCATTCTCATTAAACTATTAGTTTCTGGATCATTGTTTATGGGTGGAACAAATTTAGTTGCTAACAATAATTTCTTATCGATAACATTTCTTTCTTTTAATAACTCATCTAACTCTTTTTCAAGTTCGCTTAATTCTTCTAGTTCGATATTTTCTTCATCGACTTCTCTTTTGATAGTATTGATTCTTAAATCAATTTCTTTTTTTCTTACATTTAAATTCATGTTACAGTTATCCTTTTATTTTTATTTTCTTTCTTATGATTTGTTTTTGTTTCTCGATTCTTTCATTCTCCAATGCTTTAGTCTCACTATCCAGCAATTCTAAACTTCGAGCATAAACACTTGTTCCCTCATAAGCAGGAACATCAACAATTGATACATCATATAATCTGTCTATCTTTAAAATTGTCCTGTATGGTATTTCCCCAGACCTATCCCAAGTCTGTTCCTTTACTGTAAATGCAAAACTCATCTTCTCCAAGAGTCCGTTTTGCACCATTTTATAGATATCTCGATTTGATTGTGTATCGATTAATGTTGCTTTTATTTTTAAACCAACT